TAATGCCATTAACATTATGTTAAATAGAAATTATTTAATGTTGTACCATGAATTGGTACACAATAGAAAATAGTATTGAGAACAAGCTTAAAATTTCCATTGATGAGGAGATTGGAAGCTATGGTATTTCTGCTAAGTCTTTTATTGAAGAGGTACAAAGTTCTAACTCAAGAAAGGTAGAGTTATCTATTAATAGTTATGGAGGATCAGTATTTGATGCTTTAGCTATTTACGACTTTCTTAAAAACTCAAAGTATGATGTTTCTGTTAAAATTGAGGGTGTTGCTGCTTCGGCTGCTACTATCATCGCTTTAGCAGGTAAAGAGAAGCCTAAAATGACGGCTAACAGTTTCTTTATGATTCATAACGCATGGATGCCAGTAGTATCAATGGAGGGAATGGATTCTAACGACATCAGAGAATATACTAAAGAGTTGGAAAGTCAGGCTGATTTAATGGATAAGATTAACGACAAACTTGCTAGGATTTATTCTAGTGTTACTGGTTTACAAGTTGATTCTATTAAATCTATGATGGATAAAGATACTTGGATGGATGCTGAGGAGGCTTTAGAGTTAGGTTTTGTTGCTGAGGTGTTAGGTGCTGTTAAAGTTGCTGCTTTTGCTCAACCTAAAGACTTAGAGAAAAAGGGATATAAAAATATTCCGTCTAATTACGTAAATCAATTAAATAGTTTAGATATGTCTGAAACAAAAAAGGAAACTCTTTTAGAAGAGTTAAAAGCTTGGGTTTCTGAAACTTTCTCAAATAAAAAAGAAGAGGTAGAAGTTAAAGAAGAGCCTAAAGCGGAAGAAATCAACATAGAAGAATTAAAGGCTGAATTATTGGCTGATATTTCTGCAAGTGTTGAAGCGGATAAAGAAGCTTTAAAAGCTGAATTAGCTGCTAAGGAGGCTGAGTTACAAGCTAAGGCTGAAGAATTTGAAGCTAAAGCTAAAGAACTTGAAAAAGCTAACGCAAAGAGAGAAGAAGCTCCTGCTAGAGAAGATGAGGAAGGTGTTGTATCAACTCCAGAAATCAAAGACGAGTTAGGTGCTATCATTAAGAATGTTTGGAAAAAATCAGGATTTATTAAATAATTAAATAGTTAAAAAAAGATGGCAAATTTTATTACACAATCGTTTAACGTAACTTACTCTGGTACTGATATTACTAATGAGTTATTTTACGCTCCTCAAGAAGGGTCTGATGACTTAATGGGGATTAGAAAATTACCTAATGTAAAGGTAAAAACTAACTTATACTTACCTGCGACTTTAACAAAGATCGTTAGAGCTTATTCTACTTGTGGATTCTCTGCAACTGGTGGGGCTATTGACGTATCAGATAAGACGTTAGAAGTTAAGAAAATGAAAGTAAACCTAGAGCAATGTGGTGATACTTTCTATGGTACTGTATTTGAAGAGTTCTACGGTGCTGGTACTGATATTGATAACTTAGAAGATACTATTATCGGAGATATCGCTAGAAGAAAAGTATTAGAAGGTATTGCTGATGACAATGGGCGTATAGCTTGGTTTGGTGCTACTTCTGGTGCTTCTGCTGATTACTCTCAAATGGATGGATTCATTCAGTTGTTTATCGCTGGTTCTGCTACTTTAGATAAGTATGTTGAAATGACTGCTATTTCTAACGTTGAAGATACTAACGGTGTTTTAGTTGCTGATGGTGCTTATGAGCTTTTAAAATATGCTTATGAAAACCAATCTCAAGTATTGAGAAAAATGCCTAACTCATCTAAGTCGTTTAGAGTTACTTCTACAATCGTAGATAACTTAATCACTACTTATGAGCAATTAGGTACAGGAAACGAGTTAGGACTTTCTATGTTGATTAACGGTGCTGGTGAGCCTCAATTGAAATTCAGAGGTATTCCAGTTGTTGAAGTTAGAGGATGGGATACAGCTTTAGCTGATTCAGATAACCCTAATACTACTACTGGTATTGATATAGGTGCTAACTTAATGGTTTATACTGTAAATGATAACTTAGTAATCGGTACTGATGTATCTGATCCACAAGCTGAGTTAAAGTTTAGAAGTAACGATGATGATGATGAGTTGCTAAAAATCATTGCTAAGTACAAAATGGGTGCGCAGTTCATTCATGGAGAATTAGTAGGAATGTATTGGTAAAAATTAAGCCCTCTTTCGGGAGGGCATTTTTTTAAATTAAAAATATTTTAAAATGGCAGAAATTAGTACAGATATTCTTTTCGGTTGTGCTGACGAGAATAGAAGAGGAGGTATCAAGCGTATCTTCATTACAAATAAAGACGATATTACTAGCTTTACTGCTTCAACTGTTTCAACTGAACACGCATATACTGCTGTAACTTTAGCGGCTACTGATGATGTTTGGTATGAGATTGAAGGAGAGTTAGAAACTAAAACTTACACTTCTGAGGGAAGTAGAGAAAATGGTTCTATTGCTTATGAAACTACTTTAGAGGTATTTTGCCCTAAGATGGAGAAAACAAAAGCACAAGGAATTAACGCTTATGTACAGTCATGTGGGTTAGTTGTAATCTTTGAAACTTACAACAAACAAACTACTGAGAATAAAGCTTTTGTATTAGGTTTTGATGAGATTATGGGAGTTGATGCTCATGTTGATGCTATCGCTTCAGAAGTTATTGAAGGAGAGGTACAAGGTCAGAACGGTTATACAGTAACTTTCTCTGGTAAACAAGCTGAATTACTAAGAGAGTTTGTAGGGTCTATTGACACTAATGCTAGTGGTTCAGTATCATTTGGTTCTTAATTATACTTTCAATAGTTGCTTTAAAGGGGTTAGGTTTTTGCTTAACCCTTTTTTAGTTTAGATTAATTCTAAATAACTAAAATAATTTTAGTATTTTTATTGTATTATGAAAAAATTTAGTATAGAGCCTAAGTTTTTAGGTAAAAAAATAATGGGTCAAGTAGGTATTTTCTTACTTACAGAATCGACTTCTCAAAAGGATTTAAAAAAGCTGTATAATGCAGGTTTTACAAATATGATTAAAGTAGAAGAGGTAAAAGATGAGCCAAAAGAAGATAAGTAATATTAAAGCTAGTACTGCTAAATCTGATCCTATTACTTCTCCTATTGTCAAAAGAGAAAAGGATATTAATAGAGAGATAGTTTCTCCGTGGATTCCTTTCTTTAAAGACTCTGATAACATATATGTTAACGACTTAGCAAAAAGAGCTAGAAGGAGCTCAACACATTCATCTATAGTTAATCAAAAATTAACTTTTGCTGTTGGTAAAGACTTCTGTTTTTGGCAAAATGATGAAAAAGTAAACTTTGAGGACTTAGATAGTAGGTTTATTGATTGGTATAACGAAGTAAACCCAGAAGGAGATACTCTAAGAGATGTATTTAAGGAGGTTATGCGTAGTTTTATCATTACGGGTAATGGTTATACTCACGTTAAAAAATCAGGCGATTATACAGCAGTTTACGGTATTGATGCAACAACAGTAAGAAAATCAAAAGATAAAAAGACTGCTTATATTTCTAACTTTTGGAGGGATATTAAATTAGATAGTGTTGCAGGTGTTGATTATCCTGTTTTAACATTACCATTTAAACAAGAGAGAGAGCAAAAAGAGTACGTTTGTCATTTAATGAGAAAATATCCAGAGTTTAATTATTATGGTTTACCTGATTATGTAGGTGCTTTGGATTGGATTGATATTGAGTACAGAATTTCTAAGTACAATATTGATAAGTTTGATAATGGTTTCTTTCCATCTGTTTTAATGCAGTTTTTTGGAGATGTACCTGATGGGATGAACGCTCAACAATACGTAGAAAAGATTAAAGATAAATATGTAGGAGAAGGGAATAATGATAAGTTTTTAGTTGAGCTTTTAGATAGCCCTGAACAAGCAGCACATATTAAAGAGTTTGAAAGGGAAAGAGATGGCGAATTTCAAATGCTTTCTGAATTAGCTGTTAAAAATATTATTACTGCTCATAGAATTACTCCATCTTTAGCAGGTTTAGAAACTGCTGGTAAATTAGGATCTAATCAACAAATTAGAAACGAGTATGATAAGTTTATGAATAGCGTAGTTATTCCAGACTTTCAAGAGCCGTTATTAAGAGAGTTTAACAGAATTATTAAAGAAGCTGGTTTTGATATTGAAATAGATATTTTAAATGTTGCACCAGTAGGAATTAATGAGAGTATTGATGTTAATGCTGTTATTACGATCAATGAAGCTAGAGCAGCTTTAGGAATGGAATTACTAGAGGATGAAGAGCAAGGAAATAGATTAGTAAAGATTTTAAATAGTTCTAACGATGGCGTATAATACAGAGGTAATTACTGCTGCTGAGGTTAAGGCTTTAGCAATTAATGATACTGCTTTTGATGAAGCTTATTTTGAAGATTATATTATAGTAGCTCAAAGAAAGTATTTAAAACCAACTTTAGGCGATGATTACTATGATGAGATATTAACAGAGGTTGCAGGGGCTACTTTAACGGCTGATAATACTATTATAGTAGAAAACTTCATTAAACCTATGTTAGCTCATTATATCGTCTATGAGGTGTTTCCTAAGATTCATACTCAGATTACTAACATGGGTAGTATGGAAAACTATACTGAGTTTAGTAGACAAAATAAGAGCTTTGAATATTCACAGAATAGAGATTTCTTTATATCTCAAGGGGATAATTGGAGAAAAGACATGATAGAGTATATTAAAGATGCTCAAGATGATGATGCTACTAAATATCCGTTATTTGATAGCTGTGTTGACAAAGTACAAGTAAATAAAAGAGGAATTATATTTTATTAAAATATGCCAACTTTACATAAAAATATTACAGCTTCGGCTGATATACACAACCCTAAATGGTTTCCTGATGCTAATAATGGTGATGTAGCTTGGAGAAATGAAAAAGGAGAATTAGAGAGTACAGACGAATTAGTTTTACCTGCTGCTTTAAATTTCGTTGATGCAAGCGTAGCACCTCCAACTACTAACGATGGAGATATTTACGTTTTAAGCAGTGGTGGTAGTGTTAATGCTGGTTGGGGTGCTGTTAGTTTAGATGATTGGGTTAGATATGATTTAGCTAATACAACTTGGAATAGTATTACACCTCAAAAGAGTAGTTTATGTTATGATAAAACTACTGATTCTTTACAGTTTTTTGATGGTACTAATTGGGCTGCTGTTGCTACGGGTATTCAAAACTTAGATACCGCTACTAAATCTGCTTTAACTCCTTCTACGGGAGATTTTGTATATGATACTGATTTAGATAGTTTACAGCGTTACGATGGTGCTGCATGGGTTGACTTAGCTAAAGGGTATGGAGTTATTGAAGTTATAACAGATTCAGATAGTGGAGTACCTACATATTTTACAGATTTACAAACCGCTTTAGAAACTTGTAAAACCTCGGGAAGCAATAACGTTGTAAAGTTACATTCTGATATTTCACTTTCAGCACAAATTGATATTAATTCTGCTGGTACTGGTACGGGTAATGGTTATCAATTTAATTCATTGTTAATTGATGGAAACGGGTTTGAAATATCTTTTGATGATGCTGGTTCGACAAGTACTTTTGATATTAATTTGAACCATACTTGCAATATTAGTATTGTTAATACTACAATTAAAAGAACAAGTGGGACAGGTACTCATTACGCTTTTGATATAGACGGTGATGGTTTTCAAACTATTTCAATGGCAAATAATTACTTTTATTCTGATAATGGGGGTGCTGCTTTCATACGAGATATAACTGGGAAGATGTTTGATTTAGGCGGGACAAGATTTGAAAGTGACGGAAGTATTAATACATTAACTTTTAGAAGTTATTCAATGTATTATAGAAATTTTTCTACTGTTTCAAATGGTTCTGGGGCTGCTTTATTTAATTGGAGTGACGGCGATATAACGAATTTTACTACTGAAAACACATCAACGGGAAAAGCGTACGATTCAAACGCTAATGCTAAGGCGTCTTTCTTTACTGCTAAAAGTAATAGTGGTGTAGCTGTTGATGCCAATATTTCTTCTTGTGTTGTTACTAATTTTAAAGCCGAATCGACAAGTGGTAACGCTTTTTTAGGTTTTAACGCTACTAATTTTTATTTAAAAACGGGTAATGCGGTTTGTTTAAGTGCTGGTGCTTATGCTAATTTAAAAAATGGTTATGTTGAAAATAATTCTACATCTTCAACAATGGACACAAATACTATTGAATACTGTCATAACGTTACCTTTGTAAATTATGGTAGTGGATATGCAGCCGACTTAAATAATACTGTATCTTTTAACAATAAAATCACAAATTGCACTTTTATTTCTGAAGGTGGTATTGGTGCTTTCTTAGATACAGTAGGCGTTGAAGTATATAATTGTACTTTTATTTCAAGATACAACAATGCTGCTGGACACGCTTGTGAATTAGATGTTAGCGGTTGTAGGTTATTAGGTTGTGTTTTTATTGTTGAAAACGCTTCCGCAAATGGATTATATTCAAACACTGCGTTAAATGCCGATGTTGCTAATTGTAGTTTTGATAACGCAACAACACCAATAAATGCAAATATCACGGTTAACGCTTCAACAGATTTAGGAAACGGAAATAGACAATATTAAAATATAAAAAATGGCAAATAAAATTTGGAGTTACGGAACTCAAAACGGATTAGATAGAAGATTAAAGTTAGTTGGTTTTACTTTTATTGAAGAGGATCAGGCTAACCCTATGATAACTGTATTTTTAAGAGAGCAGTTACTAGCACCTAATGGAGAAGTAGTAAGTGATAAAACGGCTGATTATTCAGTTATTAAAGGTAAAGTATCTTTAGATATTGATGGTGGTGTATTACCTAAAAAGAATACACTAGGGGAGATACAATACGAAGAGGATGGTGTAACGCCTTTACCTAGAGATAACGCTTATGAGAATATTATTTATTACGTTGATAATAAACTTTTCTCTGTTTATGAGTTAATTGATGAGGGTGTTAAGGAACGTTTTAAGCTTGTTTAATGTACTTTGGTAATATATACAAGTTTCTAACTGAAAAGGAAGTTAAAAACGCTTTACAAAGGCAGATTAATCATTATAATCTGCTTTTTTTGATGCC